GGCCCGTTCAGCTTAAGCTGCTTTCGAATACTTGTTCCATACTTACCCTCCCCTCTGGGAGCAGGTTATGGGCAGTAGAGGGAGTCGGATCTTATCCATTAGGACTAAGACTTTTCTAAGGTCAAAGTCCCTAGTGAGTGGGATATTGAGTGAACTAACCTATCTAAACCTTGAAACGGATCAAAGGCCACTTCGATCAGGCGCATCACGACCAAAGTCGAATTAGACCGCTCACGCGGATTATGAGCAATGCGTTGCTTACCTATCGATTTCTTTAGAGGGGCCTTAAACATGTCTCGCAGTCTGGTCGGCTCTACGGAATTTCCGGATGAGTTTTGACCACGATCGTACCCGCTTAGGATATTTATCCACCTTTCGGTGAGTAACATCCCGTTCCTCCCTTTGGAGACGAACTGCAGTAGGCACTAACGCTACTTGCTCTTCCAGATCTTCCATAGTCTGTAATAGACGAAGAAGAGTCGCTTCATCCTTACTAGCAATCACCCGGTTGATGTCTTTGATTATTACATCAATTTCGTCCAGTTTCTTCAAAATAGGTGCTTTGAAGGGAACAATTACGTTCCCTTCCCACCATCCCGAGAGCCCAAACCAGGCCATGCGCTCAAATGCGCTCCCCCAGTACGCCCGCAAAGCGGGTACTAAGTCGAAACTTAGCATCGCCTTATATAGGCGACGTCGGAGGTTTAAGCCTTGAAAGTGCTCAATCCGCTGTCTTACGACAGCCGCGATGGTTGGCCACGCTCCTTGATGGTCCAACGTCGACCCGCTTGCGCGGGTCATCGTGTACCACGTCAGGAGATTGGCAACACCATGAGAAGATCCAGGTCTAGAAAGAAGTAACACGATTGATCGAGCTCGCCGGCCCATACTGAATATCAGCTTTTGGCCTAATCCTGTACAGGTCGACAAACCCAAACCTATAAATCGCCCCATCATGTAAAAGGATGGAGTCTTCCCGACTCGGGAAGCAACCTGCGAAGCAATTTCAGCTAGATCCCTCACCCCAAGCCAGCCCACCGCTAATCCCAATAGGGGAATAGGAGTTACCTCCACTCCCTTATGGAAAAAGCGTTTGGCGAACTCGAGCGAGAGATTGTTGCTTACTATTGACTTCGACAGATTGATCTCCACTCCGATTACACGGCAGAGTTCTAAATACTCACGAGCGACTCGGTAATCTCCTATTACCAAATCGTCGCCGAGAACCGCATATCGTTCGAACCAACCTCTGCATCCCGCTTTCCAAGCGGCGAACTGCACCATCATATGATGAGTTAGAGCCAACATGGCCCATGAGCTGTACGCCCCCATTGGTTGACCCACGGCGTATCGGAGGCTGCGCGCGAACGCGCCGGTCGTGCCTTTATGGCGCTTCCACCCTTCTTGCTTTATAAGCTCGTCGGGTGCCTTGTATTCCCGATCGCAGAGGATCGCCCGCCAGTGGCGTGCAAACTCAGGAGTCATGAAGAGCCCTAATAATACCTCCTGTAACATAACAGGTATCCTATCCGTAGCAGCAGTCAAATCAAAAGACCAGACGCGGCGATCCCGACCTCCCTGCAAAAGTGCTATTAAGCGTTTTACAGGGGCAATTTGGTCGAAAGTACCGTCCTGAGGAATAAACCTCAGAATCTTGTCAAAGATCATTCTATGCAACGGGTAGAGTAACCATTGTGTTAAAGAGTCCACCATAGCAAAGACTCGAAGTTTTCCAGGTTCCTCCTTTACACTCAATTTTCCTAACCAAAATGCTCCGTGATGGGGCGCGAACAGGACCGGGAATTTTGATCCCATATATCTCAGCACATCCGCAAGGATGGGCGAGAATAATATCCATGAACGCGTAACCGCCACAAGCACCTGGAAAGAAGAAAAGAGTTGAGGACGTTGAACCCACGCGAGCAAGTCGCCAATAATATTATAACTATTGACTCTTCCTCGTCGTGAGTTAGGACCGGATTTCAAGAGCGGAAATATTGAGACAACATACCCCCAGATCTCCAACCGGCAACCTCTGGCCAATGAACCACTTTTCTTAACAGCCATTGATGACTTATCCTTTACCACGATCCCCATCGGGTTAGGGTGCATCTCTGTTGCAATCGAAGAGGCTCTTGAACCAAAGGCAACCGGAACGAGATCCGTTCGGGCGCTCTTCACACCAAACTGTTTTAAGTAATCAAAGAACACTATTGCAAATGAACTCCAACTACTCATGAACGATCCAGTGATCGGTACACCTGGAGCGGTAATAGTCGATAACTTTAATTTTCCTCTGAAGTTCAACACTCGATAAAGAGTGAAGAACCCTAAGTACAATCTGATTACCGAATTATCACCCTCTTTAATACGCTTTCTCATACCCGCGGGTATTACTCGCGGTAAACCGCTCTTTGTTCGAGCCACTGCTCCACCAAGTTCCCTAGAGTTACTTAGCCGGTTACCTGCGACCGCTCTCATGAGCATAATATTGGCCGTCTTAAGGTAAATGGCTAAGCCTCGGTGACCTTGATGGATAATAGTAACACGGACGAAACGAGCAAAGTGAAATGCAGCCTTTACCCAACTCACAGAAGAAGATCCTACGATTAGAGGAGCTGATCTTACGAGAAGCCCAACCAATCGTTTAGCGCTTTTTACGGCGCTGTGCCAAATAGCCGAGGCAGTTAACGCTTGTAAAGGTGTTAATTGTCTCATAATAATTATAGTATAAGCTTGGTATTACCTAGCATATTATCCATTATTGTTTGGCAAGGACTTAGAACCACTCTTCACCCTTTCTACAGGGCTAGTATCGACTTTCGTCTTTACGGCGTTGATGCTATCTCTCCCAGAATCAGTTCATATCCCTGACTAGCTATCCTTCAGTTTCGAGCACCCCCCGAAAGGGGTGACCGGCTGCAGGCAGTCTATTCAGACGGGGATGGAATTCCCTGTGGTTGCCAAAGACGAAACATCATCGTCAAACAGCCCCTCATATCTCCATCATCCTCTAATGGTAGTCTATAGACCCCAGAAAGCGCGGTTGACCGCATTTCTTTCCAGAATCCTGTTACGACTTTATTTAGACTTATCATGATCAATTATAGATCAATCGCTAAGGGTACGCAATAAACTAGAATCCACTAGATTTTCTAAGGAGACATAATATTTCCATGTCAGCTTCTATTGGGACGGGGTCCCTCTAGTCACCTTCATATGTATTCGTTCCTTTCAGTTCGAACACTGGATGACTGGATGTCCTCTCTGGTGCCACGTTCTCTTTCGAGAAGAATAAAGCCCGGAGGCGATCTACCACGAAACAGTTTCACCAGAAACCTTCTCAAGAGCGGTCGGAGTCCCGCCGGTGTAAAATTATATTACCCGACGAGATGTTTGACATCAAGTCCAGTTCCCTTAAAAGCTTAAGCTGCTACGTGACAGACCTAGTGATAGGTCTTCATCACTGACCCTTTCG